GTACCTTCTTTGTATTCTCCCATAACCTTCTTCATCTTGTTCTTAGCTGTTCTCTGACCACGTGTAGGCATATTCATGATTACTTAACTCCATTAAAACGATTGTCAATAGCTAACCAAATAGCCCCAAAAAAAGCACCTATAATAATGATAGGTTTCACAGCTTTAGCGATCCATTCAAGTACTAAGAAAGCACCTGAAGCAGCGTTAAAGGCTTTGATTACATCTTGTGTATTCTTTTCTATGTTGTCTACTTTAACTTCTACAGCTAGTAGGCGATCATAGATGTGCTCGTGTGTAACTTCTTCTGTCATGGTGCGTCAGTTCCTGTAGGAACGTCAGGCCAAGTAATAGTCCAAGGGAAGCCACTCTGCGTAGGAACATCTCTCAATGCTTGGCAGTAGTCTTTCCACTCTTGTGATGGAGTCATATCGCTACGAAATCTCCAATCAGTATCAGACAACTTAGTGTCCCTAGAAGCACGAACATTCTTAGCCTGTTCAGCATCCTTAGAAGCCTTGTAAGCAGTCTCATGCTCAAGGGCTGTAGTTGTTACACCCTCAACAGTAGTATCTACAAAGACAGGGCCAAGGATATATTTGGTGTACCACTTACCATCTACTTGCTCAACACCAGAGGCTTGAGAATATTGGTAAACAGTTCCACCAGTTGCTTGTGGGCCTTCAAAGACTACTTCAGCACCCAAAGCCGTTAAGACTTCAGTTGTTGTTGTATCCCATGATGGGCCACCATTGGCTTTTTGGTATGCACGAAATTCTGCTTCGTACATGACTGCGCCTGTTGATTGAATTCTGATTTGCATTTTAATTACCTCAAGCAATTGCTAAAAAGATGTAGGCCGCTGGTGATGCAGCGTTTATTCCCGCCAAAATAGAATTGTCAACAGCAAAGCCTGTTGAAACTGTTGTGACAGAACCAAGAGTTGCTACTTCAGCCGCTGAACTGTTTATAAGCCAATATGGGTCTGTCAATACTGTCATACCACGGGCTGTGTCGTAGACATACCAATCACCACTTGCGTCTGTGCGTTTGATAAGAACAAACCTTGCACCATTAGCACCAAAACCGCAGTCAATAGTTTGTGTTGAGCCGTTACCTGTGTAACTTCCTACTTTAGAAACACCAGCGCAAGTTGCAAACAAATAAGTTACATACGTTAGCGTATTAATCTGAAGCGTATCATATTGAAAAGTTGTGCTTGTTAGCGTCCAAGGGGCAGTAACAGTAGCTGGGTTAGAATTAAATAAAATCGTACCTGTAGCCCCAAGCGCTTCGTGAAAAACATACCATTGCCCTACGTCACTTCTAAATCTCCCAATTATCATTTGGGGTACTACAGTTAAATTATGAGCAATAGTTCCTGTACCAGTCCCCGTATAGCAAACCTCATCAAAGAAGCTGGGCGCACGTTTAAACAAATAATTTATAAATGTGCCTCCACTTGAATTGGTAATAGTTGAAGTTGTTCCAACTTTCACACCATCCATAACATCCCAAGGGTTAGCTTGAAGTATGGTTGTTCCAGCCGTTACTTCTGCCGCTGTGGATGAAGTAACAAGATACCCTTTGCCAGTAAGTCTTGAAGAAAATAAAGAAGCTACTGCTGAACCACGATTCTTAACTATCACAGCATCATCAGTCTGACCACCAGTTACTGTTGCAACCGCACCAGTACCAGTTCTAGCATTTAAACCAAACACACTAGTCCCACTTGTAGGCACTTTCATCGGGCCTCTGCGAATGGCTATGTAGATGTAGGTTGCCCCTCCAGTTAACTGTAAAGCCGAAAAACCAGTAGATGTAGGGAAACTACACCCACCAGCGTTGGCTTCAGCCCCAGCAGTATTAGCTCTAAGTCGTTGCTGACCAACATCGCTTCCACTTGTTTCCTGTGCCCTATAACCCCTAAAGGTATCTACCATTATCCAGTTGGGGTCACTATCAGTGCTGCTGGTTTCCTTAAGCAAAACAAATTGAGGCTCATACCCTAAATTTACTGTTGCCCCACCAGCGTACGCCCCACCCCCCGCATTATCTGCTGTAAGCGACCCACACGAAATCACATTGTCTGTACCAGTTAGGCCAAAGCCTCCTGCGTCATGGGCAAATAGGTAGGCTACATAAGTGGCTCCGCTGGCTGAAGAATTAACAGTAGCATCAGTGCCAAGGCTAAAGACTGAAGATGTTGGTGTTGTGCTATTCCACCATGTTGCACCTGTGGCGGCGGCGGCTGTGGTATTTGCAACAAGGTATTGCGTATTGGCAAGACTGCGGTGGTAAACCGCCCAATCTGAAAATGTATCTGTACGCTTGACCATAATACAACCGGGCACTGAGCCAAGATTGTGAGCAATAGTTCTGTTAGCTCCCGTCCCACTGTAGGTTAAAACATCAAAGAACTTTGGTTGCTTGCGGAATGTCCATGAGACGTAGTTAATGGCATTTTCATTTACTTCACCACCAGCATCAGCACCAAGGCTAAATCCAGTTGTATTAAAAGCAGTCAGTGATGCCGTAGCAGTAGTTAAGGCATTTGTTAAATTTGTTGCAGTTCTTTTGTTTGCCCCGTTAATTGTGTCGTAAACAACATTGCTGTACCCTGCGGCTGACCTTCCTTTACACCAAACTATTCCACCCTTAGTAGACAAGTCAATGTTATTGGTGATGGTCTGTGTAGAGCCGTTGCCTGTGTAAAGAAAACAAGAAAACACTTCTTCAATATACGCTGGCACAACAGGAACACCACCACCAAAGGCATCGTAACTAGCCGCACCAGAAGTTGCTTGTAATGGCATGGTTTAAGCCTTAAATTGTGTGTTGCTTGCCAAGACTGTGAAAGTCGCACTACCTGTCTTGATAATCAAATAACGATAGCTATCAATGCCACTAGCATTTCCCGCAGTAGGCGCACCACCTAGCCACCTAGTCGTAACACCTGATGTAGTGCCATCAACTTGCACAGCAGAGTTGTAGTAAGCAGTAGAGCCTTGAGTCACCAAGAAAGCCACAGTCATTGATTGACCTGTACTCATCAAAGTATTCAATGATGTACCACTAGAGCCTCTGAAATTAACTGTCCAGTTAGCACTTGCGTTGCTTGTGTAGTACAAGACTGACTGAGTTGTAATGTCGTAAGCAATCGTTCCAGTAGCCGCAGTTGCTGATACTGTTGCTACCTCTGCTGCATCGTTTAGAACAATGGCAGTAGCTGATGATGAACCTGAGAAAGTCTTAGTAGCTGTAAAGGTCTGTGCTGTGTTAAGACTTGCAACATCGGTAAGTGTGTTACTTCCAAAAGCTAATGTTTTGTTTGTCAGGGTTTCTGTGCCTGTCAAAGTAGCAAATGAACCTGCTGTAAAGGCTGCGTTAGTCCATGCTGATCCTGACCACACAAACAAGTTAGATGATGTAGTGTTCCAATACAAAGCACCTGTTAACAGTGTATTACCATCATTGTCAACTGTTGGAGCTGAGGACTTAGGGCCAAGATACCTGTCATCAAAGCTATCATAGGACGCTGCAGCATTAGTTTCACTTTGTGCTGCATTTGTGGCACTACCGGAGGCTGCTGTAGCTGCGTTAGAGGCAGTGGTTGCACTTCCAGAGGCTGCTGAAGCTGATATTGCTGCAGCTGTAGCACTACCTAAGATACCATCAACATATAATTTAGTTGTCAGGTCACTATTATCTGAAGGAGTAGCTGTACTTGTAACCTTGTTAGCACCCATGACAATGTTACCTGTCATAGTTCCACCAGACAAAGGCAGACCACCAGCTGCTGAGGTATCTACATATCCCTTAGTAGCTGCATCTGTGTTTGCTGTAGGAGTACCTAAGCCAGTAATCTTAGACGTACCCATTGCAATAGCACCAGTCATAGTACCACCAGCTAGGGGAAGCTTAGTAGCAATAGCTGTAGTCAGTGTAGCTGCAATATTAGCATCATCATTTAGAGCATCAGAGATCTCACCTAAAGTATCCAGTGTAGCTGGTGCTGTACCAACAAGGTTACTGATAGCTG